TCATGCCAAGTTTCAATTTCGACGCTGTGAACCATGTTGCAACCGAGGCACCGGCCTTCGGACCGTTGCCGAAGGGCATGTACGAGGTCATGGTCGTTGCCTCTGATCTCAAGCGTACTCAAGCGGGCACGGGCGAGTTCATCGAACTCACGCTGCAAGTCGTGTCGGGCCCGCACGCGGGGCGCCGCTTGTGGGATCGACTCAACGTCAGCAACCCAAACAAGAAAGCCGAGGACATTGCGCGTCGTCAGCTACAGGCGCTCTGCCTCGCGGCGAAGGTGAACACGATGACAAACACCGAGCAGTTGCACGACATCCCGGTGCTGGCGCAAGTCGATTTTGACCGCAACGACAACTCTCGGAATCGCATTGTAAATTATGCAACGACCTCAAGCTCTCAGGGTCCGCGGCCGGTGGTGACGGCCCCCTCTCCGTCTAAGCCGCCCGTGCGGCCCTGGGAGCGCAAATGATGGCAGGCGTGCCCGCGAGCCAGCACACAACGGCCGAGGCCGTGATCGAGTGGCGTGGCGCGCAACCGCAAGAGCAGCGCGAGCACCTCGGCGCGTCAGTCATTGGTCACGCGTGCGAGCGTTATCTTTGGAACGTCTTTCGTTGGGCTGCCGCGCCGAGCTTTAACGGTCGCACGCTGCGCCTCTTCGACCGCGGCCGGCGCGAGGAAGCGGTCGTCGTGGAAGAGTTGCGCGGCATTGGAGTTGAACTGCACGTCGAAGAGAACGGCGAGCAGATCAGGGTGCATGACAAGAGCGGCCACTTTGGTGGCAGCGTCGATGGCATTGGCCTGGGATTTTCAGAAGGGCCAAAGTCGTGGGCCATCTTGGAAGTCAAGACGCATAACGCCAAAAGCTTCACCGAGATGAGAAAGCTCGGCGTTGCGGAGAGCAAGCCACAGCATTACGCGCAGATGCAGACGTATATGGGGTTGTTGAAGGTTGAGCGCGCCCTGTACTTCGCAGTGAACAAAGACAACGACGAGATTTACACCGAGTGGGTGCATTTCGACAAGGACGCGTTTGACCATTATGCAGCGCGCGCGAAGCGAGTGCTCGACGCGAAGACACCGCCAGCGAAATTGAGCGACGACCCGGCGCACTGGCAGTGCAAGGGCTGTCAGTTTTTCAGCTTGTGCCATGAGCAAAAAGTGGCTGACGTGAACTGCAGGACGTGTTGCCACGCCTCGCCTGTAGAGGCAGGCGCATGGCGCTGCCAACTGCGTAATGAGTTGCGAAACAAAGGCAAGCAGGCTGAAGCGTGCGACTCGCACCTCTTCATCCCTGCGCTGGTGCCGTTTGGCGAGGCGACAGACGGCGGCGAGAGCTTCATTGAGTACCGGCACAAGGAAACTGGCGAGACGTTTAAGAACGGGCCGGGGTTCTACTCGAGTCGCGAGCTTGCCAAATCGTGCGCCGGCACCGTGACGGAGCCCGTCGTGGAAGCCATGCGCGCGACGTTCAAGGCGCGGGTCGTGAGTAGCAAGCCGCGACGCAAGCCCGACTTGTCGAAGCTGCCGCCGCCTGCCGAAGAACCGTTCCACGACGATCCGATTCCGTTTTAGGTGGCGCCATGCGAGTCAAAGAATTCGACAGCGTGGAGCGACCGCCGCATTACCTCCGCGGCGAGGTGCAGTGCATCGACGCCATTCGCGCGCAGCTTACGGAGGACGAGTGGCGCGGTTACTTGCGTGGACAGATTGCAAAATATAACTGGCGCCTCGGCGCGAAAGAGGAAACCGATGCGGGCAAGTTGCTCTGGTACGCGAAGTGGCTGACCGGAGTAGACCCGCGTGAGTGAGAAAACCCGCCACCCGTGGCGAACTTCATGGAGCAAAAATGGGCGGCCGAATGTCAAGGAACAAGGGGGCAGCAGCAGAGCGGGAACTCGCAGCATTGCTCTCGAACGAACTGGGGTTTGTGGTGAAGCGCAAGCTGGGCCAAGCCCGCGACTCGGGGGACGACATCCAGGTCGGCAAGTTTCGGATCGAAGCCAAACGCGTGGAGACGCTCGCGGTACCGAAGTGGGTGCGGCAGATTGAGTCGCATTGCGGGCCGGGCGAGGTGCCGATTGTGGCCTTCCGACAGAACGCGCAACCGTGGCGTATCGTGATGAAACTTGAGGACTTTTTGCCGTTGATGCGCGGAGAGTTGACGGATGACTAAGTTGTTGAGAGAATCGCAACATCCAGAGCTTGTGAGCCTGGATGCCGCGGCGAGCCAGTTGGGCGTGAGCGCAAGAACACTGCGCCGGCTGGTGAACAAGGGCGCTGTGCCGAGCTACCGCTTTGGCACCGCGATCCGGGTCAACGTCGCGGAGGTTCTTCACGCAACCAAGAGGGAATCCACCACATGTCAATCTATAAACGAGGCAAGACGTACCACCTCGACATCCCGTTACAAAACGGTAAGCGATTGCGACGCTCTGCTGAAACATCTGATCGAAAAGCAGCGCAACAACTGCATGACCAGTTAAAAGCGCAGCTTTGGCGCCAAACAAAGCTCGGCCAGAAACAACCCCGCTCGCTCCTCGAAGCCGCTGAACGCTGGCTGGTTGAGCACAAGGACGACGGCGCGATCCGCGACTACACGCACCATCTCGCGTTCTGGTGCGCACGCGCCGAGGGGATGTCGTTGACCGACATTTCGCGTAGCTGGGCCGCCGAGCAGATCGAGGGGCTCATCACGCGCAAGAACAAGCCGGCAAGCGCAGGCAGTAAAAACAACTACGTCATCACGCTGCGCTCAGTGCTGAACACGGCGTGCCGCGAGTGGGAGTGGATCGACCAAGTGCCGGCGCTACGCACCTACGGCAGGAAGCGCGACGCGTCCAAGATGCTGATTGCAACGCCCGCGCAGGCCAAGGCACTGCTTGAAGTATTGCCGCCTGCCTTACGCGCCGCGGTCGGTTTTGCCTTTATGACGGGCCTGCGTAAATCCAACGTGTTTGGGTTGACGTGGGACCGGGTTGATTTGGAGCGGTCGGTTTGCTGGGTTCAGCCAATCGACACCAAAGCAGGCAACCTAATCACCTGTGCGCTTAACTCGGCTGCCCGTCAACTGCTTGCACAACAGCCGCGCAACAGCCAGAGGGTCTTTTCTGTTGAACCCCCTTGCCACCACCAGTGGCGCCGGTATACCCGCCGTGCGGGGCTGCCAGAGGGCTTCCGGTTCCATGACATTCGCCACACGTTTGCGAGTTGGGCGGCTATGGACGGCGTGGATCGTAAGACGTTACAGGACATGGGGGGCTGGAAGACGGCCGCCATGATCGACAATTACGTCCATTTGCCGGTCAATCACCTCGTCGCAGCAAGCGAAAAGTTGGCTGCTCGGCTGCATTGATGTACACAATCTGTACACAAAACAGTTTTTAGAGGAAGACCAAGTTATCGTAAGTGGTTGATTTTATTGGTAGCGGGGGTAGGATTTGAACCTACGACCTTCGGGTTATGAGAAATTAACCACATGCTGAAAAATCAGCAAGTTATTGATTTTCTAGTGACTGCAATAGCCCCCGCTACCCTGCTTTTCCGCAAACCTGTACACAATTACGGCACAAGCAGCGCCGCCTCGGCCTGGCGCCTCCGTACTAGCCCCGGTAGCACTCGGCCGCCCCCCCGCGTCCAGCGCATGATCTGCTCTTTGGCGCCCGTCCAGTCGCCTTGATTGATGCGTCGGCGCAGCGTGCTTGATTGCAGGCGGCCTGCGCCGAGGTTGAAAACAAAGCTGCACAGCGCGTTAGCCGCTGCGGGGTACGCAATCAGCACCGGGCAGAGGCGCAGCACCGCTGGCAGGCACTCCTGCTCCAAGTGCCAGCGCAAGAGCTCCTCGCCCGCCTCGCGCGTGATGGGCGCATCTTTAAGCGTCACCGCACGCCCGTCCGCATAGCGCGTGGCGCCAAACGCAATCGTAGGCACTCCTGCGGCGCAGAGGTAGGGCTTGCTGCGCCACCCCTCAAACTCGCGGCAGAGCGTTGTCGCCACGTCTAAATTCATTAGAGGCCGCGCTTGTTAAGCGTGCGGTCAAGGAACCAATAGTTGAGCGTGCCGGCGACGAGCGCAGCAAAGTCGGTGGACATCATCGTCGTAAAGACGGTCCTTGCGTCAGCGCCAGCGGCCCAGGCGTTAAACGCGTACCACACATGCACAAACGACCAGACGCCGAGAATCCAGTAAGTAATGAGCGGT